CGATGAACCAAACACCCGCGCTAATATCGTAAACGCCAATATCGAAGGTCAGGTAGCAGCCATCACGGCTTCACCTATTGATTGTATAGCAGAAGGGCAAACGCCGTCAGATCAACCGTTCGAGGAAATGACCCAAGCATCGTGCGAATGGCTATTGCAGCAGAACAACATCAAACTTTTAGTCGAGCATCACGAACGCAGACGGTGTAAATTCGGCCCCGGAATATTCAAAATCACCTATGATTCGAAATGGAATAATAATTTTGGGCTGCCGACGTTTTCCGTTGTGCCACCCCATCGGTTTTTTGTTGACTCAGGGATAACATCACCGCTTGATTTCTACAGAGCGGAATACATGTGTGAGGAATTCATGTATCCCGAAGCATGGTTCAAACGGCAAAAACGGTTCAATCCTATTGCGGTTGAAAACTTGCGCGGCGGTGAAGATGATTTATCGCCTATCTTTCAATCCTCCGAAACAACGCAGGACCAGAGCAGAAACATCAGACATGTTCAGTTATGGCGATTTGAGAATGGTAACTTGCAATTAGTAGAGTTTACCGGAAACGGTGTGTTTTTATATAAGTCAGACTCTTCAAAACCGTACTACAAGTACAATCAATTCCCCTATTTTTTCACCCCAAACTACGTGACGGAAGGGGATTTGTGGGGATTCGGGGACGGCAAACTTTTGGTTCCTTTGCAGGAAACGATCAATAAACTGTACGACCAGATAATGATAGCCGCCAAGCCGAATAAGATTCTCGTTGACCCGGCATCCGACATGGACCCGGAGAGCATGGACGAAGCAAACAGCCTACCATGCAATAACCCGAATCTAAATGTACGTGTGGTAGAGATGGGCCGCGTGAACGCGAACCTGTGGCAGTTGATAGCTTCGTTTCACACCGAAGCACAAAGAGCCACTAGATACTCCGAACTGATGATGGGTCAGTCCACTAAAACCAACACAGCGACAGAGGCCGTGATCCAGCAGCAGCAGGGCAACTCAGCGACAGACCATAAGAAGATGATGCTTGAACTGACCTTGGCTAATATGCTGAAATACGCTTTTTCAATGATGCTGGAGCACTACAACGCCGGGAAGATGTTCAGGATAGCGGGTGATCCGGTTAGGTACGTGTGGGCCGACTTTAATAGCATGAAGAAAGTGCCCGTCTTAGTTCCGTCCGACTCGAAGTTCAGGGCTGAGTGGAAAAAGGCAAACGGCGACAAACCGGCCCCTGAGTTTATGGTTCTTGAAACCGAGGGGACGGCTCAGACAAGAGACGTAGATATAGACATCAAAATCACTATAGGCACTGGGTTACCGAAGAACAAGACGTTTATCCTTCAAATGCTTCAAAGCCTTGTTCCGCTACAAGTTGAGGGAAAACCAGTTATAACCTGGGCTGAGATCAGAAAGTTCCTTGAAGATATAGGGCTTCCTTTGCAGCCGGAAAACTACGCGAATAACCAGATAGAGCAGTCACAAGACAAGCTGCTAGGTCAGCAAATGCAATTACAACAGGCGAAGATAGGGACTCCTGCCGGACTAAGCCCAGATGGAATGCAACTGAACGAAATGCAGGGACGAGCGGCCAGTAGAGCGGGGGTACCCGCATGAACACAGCGGAATCAAACGTATTGGCGGCCAAGACCCTAGAGGATACAAAGTATTTTGATCATGCGATCAGCCGGGAAAGAGAGTTTTTGTACCAGCAATACGGTTTCGACATATGGGGGATGCCCGTGTGCGAAAGATGCGAAAGAGTAGCTCTATGGCACAAAGGGCATACGGCTATGTGCCGGAGTTGCGGACACCAGACACAGAAACCTATCACGGTAGAAGAATTTTTAATGGCAGGTCATCACCGGGGAATATTTGATAGAACTCAATATGTGGACCGTAAGAAAGCAGACAATATAGCGATAGTGTACGGCGGGGAAGCTGGACTACAGGACGAGGATAAGAAAATTATCATAGCGCAGAGGTGAAAGCATGCTGTATATCATCGGAAAAACAGAAGTATCGGGGCATCAATACACGGAAAAAGACATCAAGGCCGTTGTCCCGCTCAGTAAATACGAGAAAAACCCGACTGGATTTTACGGCGGTCGGTTTCAATGGGTAGGAGAAACGAACAAAGACGGTCTAATTATGCTGATGGTCAATAACGGCAAGTGGAAGATCGAGGACATAGCAGTAAACGACCTTAATATTTTAGGGATCAGAGATTTGCGCGAAATGGCAGAAGGCAAAAAATATATCTCCGTGACCGCATTAAACAAAGATGAGCTCGTTCACTTGATCGAAACCGGGGAATATCCCCGCAAAGATAAGTCCTGAGCAAGACTAAAAAGGCTTTAAATGGTGGCACCAGAAACAGCCCGACCGAGCGGCGTAACCGACTTTTAGAGGAGGATTCCGTAATGGAAAAGGAAGAAACCTTAGAGGAAAAAGATTCCTTAGAGGAACAGGACGAGCAGTCTGAGGATGTGGAACAAGAGGAAAAATCAGAAGCGGTTCCACTATCTAAGTACATGAAGGAAAGAAAAGATCGTCAAGAAGCAGAGCGCAAACTTGCCGAGTATAAGACTGCGAAAGAACGCACGGAACAAGAAAACAAGTACGTCCAGGATGGCGTTAGTCCCGAAACGGCTAAGATCATTGCGGCGCAGGATGAACGGTTGGCGAAGTTCGAGGATGCACAGATAACCAACCAGATCAAGGAATTAGCTAAGTCAGATTTTTATAGTGACGCTGAAAGTCATACCGATGAACTGAAAGAGGCAATAAAGAACTATAAGGTATCGGCAGAACAAGCGTACATGATGACCCAGTGGTCGCCTTTGAAACAGAAAGAATGGGCCGAAAAGCAAGTGCAACTCGCTCTATACAAAGACGGGGAAAAGGAGATTGAACCCGGCCCGGCTGGAACAACGAAACCAAAGACGTATCCACTATGGGACAAGCATGATGATGCGGCCTATTCCGAGCTCCGCAAAGCTATGCCTGGGCTTACGAAAGAGGAGTATTACAAATTAGCCCATGAATAGGAGTGAAAGGAATGTTAAGAAAATCAGTACACAGTGAAATGTTTCCTGTAATGCCCGGTGCCGGGTCTTTGGGTAACATTGCTAGTTCCGATGTTGGAAAGCTTGTTATGGACAGTTCTGGGAAGGGCGTTTTACTTTCCAGCACAAGCACGTCAATTCCCTCTATTGTTGGAATGATTGCGTGCGTTCCATACGAGACGTCTGGGGGCAGCACTGTTCCGTTTTATGCCCACGATGTGCGTGGAAAAGAAATCGAACAGACGTTTTCTACCGTTGCCTCTGCCACGCTGCCTGCTACAACCGACATGGGGGACTTTGTTGGGTACTCTACGTTGGCTGGCGTGGGCGTAATCGGCATGGATACAAAATCATCCGCTGCCGGTAGACCGTTCTTGAAGATTACAGGGTTTGACAATGACCGCAGAAAAGTATTTGGCGTTGTTAATTCCTCTAATCTCGTGCTGTAAAGGGGTGAAGTAAGATGGCTCTCACACAAAGATCAGATATTAGCAGGATGCTAGAAGTCGGGCAGAAAAAGATTTTCATGGAAAATCTCGAATCTTACCCGATCCAGTATCCCCAGTACACAACCGCAGAAACCTCCACCAAATATCAGGAAACCTACGATTCAGTGGGTAACCTACAGGCAGCCAGTGAAAAAATTGAAGGTGGGTCAATCAGCTACGGTAAAGTCGGACAGGCTTATCAGACAATTATTGTCAATAAGACGTGGGCAAACGGTTATTCGCACACTTATGAGGCCGTAAAGGACGATCAGTACGGGTGTGTTAATAGCGTCAAAGCAAAAGAATTGGCCCACACCATGAGAGACTTGGAAGAGGAAACAGCCGTAGCGTGGCTCGACAATGCTTTTACCACGGCCCTAGCGGATGGGAAAGCATTGTGCGACGATGATCATCCTTGCCATGATGCTCCCGGACAGGTGAACGACACCTTAACGACCGGAGCTCTTTCTCCCGCAAACCTGAAAACGGCTATTCAGATGTTTAACAGGTTCAAAAACCATGCTGGCAAGCCAATGAAATCCTATCCCAATAGGCTTATTACCAACATGGTAAACCAGTTTACAGTTCAGGAAATTTTGAAAAGCCAGCTACAGGCGAATGAGTTGTCCAACACCAAAAACGTGTTGCCTCCCATGCAGGAAGTGTATCTGCGGTATTTGACCTCTGAAACCGCGTGGTTCTTGGAAGATACAAGGTTTATCCATATCATCTTCCAGTGGCGCGAGAAAACCTTCTTTGGTCAGGACTACGATGTGCGTGACACATTGGACTATTATTTCAATGCCGTATCCCGGAACAACTGCGGGGCGATCCCGAATATCGGTATTGCCGGCAGCGCTGGTTAAAGGGGGTCTATCATGATTAATCTCGTTGGCGGCCCCTATAACTTTATTGGCGGCATAACGGACATTCCCGGTTCGCCCGGAAAAGTTTATTATGTTGACGGCAACGACGGCGTTGATACGCAGGATGGGTTGTCCTGGGAAACGGCAGTAAAAACGCTTGCTGTAGCATTCGCATTGAGCAACGCGGATATTGCGTCGGGCGCTTTCGGCTGGACATCGAGGAACCGGATTTACGTCAAGAGCGATAATGCGGAAGCAGATGCGGAGACCATTGAGACGTTGCCAAGCAAGTGTGACGTTATTGGCGTGGGAAGCTATGACCATAGGCCATGTCCCATGTTTATAGGCAACCATGTTATCGGAGATGGTGCTTATATGGGAACGCGGTTTATCAACATGGGCTTTCTGTCCCCTGCGGCTGGCGGCGTGATATTCACCGTACCAACCACCACGAGTGGGCTTGCGTTTATCAACTGTATGTTTGACGGGCGTAGCACTACGGCAGCGACCAAAGCTATTTTAGCTACTGCTGTTGAGCAGTTTACCGTTCAGGGTTGCCGCTTTATCGGCAAATTCAGCACCACCACTATTGACCTTGGAACGGGCGCCACTCGCGCCTTGTTAATAAAGGACAATCTAATTGAATCGGGAGCTATAGGCATAACGACTCATGCCTCTTTGACATGCGCGGACGCTGTCGGCATGATCATAAACAATGTCTTTGATGTCGTGACGCTTTTCATTGATGAGAACTCCGATAAACTCATCATCGGTGGAAACCGCGGCAGGACACAGGCAGATGGTACAGCAATACTTACTTTGGACTACAACGCTGCAATGGCATATGACAACGTATTTACTCACTCTGCTGGAACAAGTCTATATCCTGCCTTAGTCGCAATACCGACCTAAAAGGGGGAGCAATCCCTCCCCCTTTATTTTAATTCAAGGAGAGTGCCAATGAGCAAAGAAAAATCGTATCGCAAGGTAGCTATTTTAGGGTTTGCGCCCTCGTGGGTAGACGCGCCGTTTCAAGACAAATCATTTGAGGTTTGGGCCTTGAACGAAATGTACAAACTGTTTCCCAAGAAACCGGAGGCGAGAGCAGACAGGTGGTTTGAAATCCACAGCCCCGATTCGCCCAGCAAGAACACGAAAGAACACAGGGCGTTTCTACAGAACTGCGAGATTCCATTGTACATGTGGGATCACTCAGATGAATTTCCGAATTCCGTGAAATTTCCAAAGGACGAGTTGCTTGAGTTTTTCGGAACGCCCTATGGCGAACCGTTTAGGTACTTCACCAACTCGATATCATGGATGATCGCATTTGCCATCTACGAAGGATACGACGAGATCCATGTGTACGGTGTGGACATGGCCGCAGACAGCGAGTACGGGTTTCAACGGCCTTCCTGCGAGTATTTCCTTGGTGTAGCGGCAGGGATGGGAATAAAGCTTTATATCCCGAAGAACAGCGACCTACTGAAAGCGACACTTTTATATGGCTTTGAAACGGACAATGCGCAGCGCATAGCGAACAGAAAGCGCCAAGCAGACCTAAAGAGCAAAAGGGCACAATATTTGAACGAACTGAACAATCTTAAAAATAAAGAGAGAGAACTCGAAGCGGCCATAAATCAGATAGACGGTGCTTTGCAAGACTGTAAATATTGGATTACAAACTGGTGAGGTAAATGACAGTACAAGAAATCCTGAGTGACATTGAATTAAGACTGCCGAATAAATTCGCCGTCAGTAACAAGATCGGCTGGATCAACTCAGCCGTTCGTAAATACTGGCGGTGGATTCCGTCTACTTCTTTGTATACATTTAACACAACGGACGATCAGGCGTATTACTCATACCAAACAGGCATGGAACCAGACCGCATCCAGAAGCTCGAGGTTGCCTCGTCAGCCTCGTCAACATCGTACAGCGAGTACACCTTTGCCGGGCAGAAAGACGCTCTGGAAGGGTCTAGGTGGCTCAATGAAGCCACTACGGACGGTATGATGCTCAGAATATATCCTACACCATCTACCACCGTAGAGGTAAAAGTATTCTACGAAGCCCAACCAGCGGCAGTTTCGCAATCATCGGACACGCTCGGTGTATCAGACGAAGGAATTGACCTTATCAAATATAATGTCATGAAGGTTATAGCCCAGGCAGGCAGTGCACCGGATATAGACATGGCTAATAATTACGACCAGGAAGAACGCGACGAACTGAAAAGAATAAAAATGGATTACTACAAGAAGAAACAACGGTTGCCGAAACAAACAAAAACCTATACGAACTCATTTTGGAAAGGTTTTTAAATGGCGAATTGGAACCAAGCCCGGTATGAGAACGCCACGATCCAAAGTGGCATTGGTAACGGTGTAGACCAAAATAAAAACCCGTACATGGTACAGGGCGATAAAGCCGTATACATGAAAAACGGATGCGGTGCGATCTCTCCCGGCTTTCAGACGATGGAAGATGTGTACCTGGATTCTGATTTCTCCACACAACTTCCTAAACAGATATTTGCCACCCCTTCCAGCGACGGCGGGACGGTGGACTATGTAAACGTTGTGACCGAAACAAAATGGTACGGGAAAAGCGTGTCCACTAACCCATTTTCATCGACATCATTTACCGAAATTGCCGTATTGACAACGGGCGGGTCAAGGCCCGGAATGGCTCAATTGAAAACCGGGACTAAAACCTATAACATTTTGATGGACAAGGTAAATAAACGATATGCGGACATAGGATCAACGGCCTTATCCATAGCCAGCACCGTATGTCCATTAACAAATATCGTAACCGTATATGGAAACAGAGTGTATTGCGCCCAGAACGCCGTTCTTTACTATTCGGCATTGGCGAAACCGGACGATTGGACAACAGCAAGCGACGCTGGAAGCATCCCGATAGGATCAGCCAAGAGCGATATAACCTGTCTCGTATCATACAACAATCACGTTGTGATATTTACCATGACATCAATGCACGAATTGTACGGGAAGGGGCCGACAACGTACCAGATCGTGGACGTATCGAACTCTATAGGATGTGTGAGCCATTTTGCGGCCGCAGAGGTAAACGGGATTTTATACTGGCTTGGAAGGGACGGGGTATATTCATATAACGGCGCAAAAATAACTAAAATCAGCGATCCGTTCATTAATGAAACGCTGGATAAAATGATCGCTGCGGGTCTGGAACAAGATCAGTATTGTGCCGGAAGCTTCGCAGGACGGTTTTTCTTATCCTATCATACGACAGATAACGATGCGGACGTTGACTGGATAGAATACGATTCAATGCGCAAACAGTGGTATCCTATTGAAACAAACTTTGACGATTTATCCACCGCAAAGACGTTGGTATACCTTGATGCGTGTTCCCAAAACGCCAATAACTTCTACGGGATAGGCAAGAACGGTTACATATATTCCCTGTGGGCCTCGTCAACAGGCCACGGGACACTATATGATTCCTTAACTTCCGAAAGTGCGCCTATCAAGTTTGAGGAATGGGGCCCTCCATACACAGACAATACGCTATCGAACGAAAAAGTATTAAAGCGCATGTATATTACTGCTGACGTAGGGAGCAAGGCAAGGTTAACGGTTGGATATACGACAGAACCGTATAATTACAAAAACCCGGAGGCTATAGAGGTTCATTCACTGGGCAACGTATTGCCTAGCCGCGATAAAGCCGTAGTGGAAGTAGATATGACACCGCAACCTGGGGCAGTCCAATACTCGCCTATATTAAGCGGATTTGGAGACGTAAAGGTGTTCGGCATACAAAAGGATTATCGTATAAAGAGGAACGGCAGATGATACTGAGATTAAACGATAATCCATTGACTACATTCGAATCATGGCAAAAAGAAATTATGTCGGAAATAGATATAGCGTTGCCTTTAATGGACAGCCCGGCAGATACACAGATAGAGTGGAAAAAAACATTGATGGATTATTTCGGCGGGACAACCTATAGCCCGAATTTAAGACTATACGATAACCCGGCAGAAACACAAATGGCATGGAAGAAAGAATTAATGTTCGCGTTTAATTGAGGTGGGAAGATGGCAACATATCGTGAAGGTAACAGAGGGTCAGGGGTAAGCGATCTGCAATCGCAATTACGGCAAGCCGGGTATGACATTGCCGTAGATGGAGTGTACGGCCCCAAAACTGCCGAGGCGGTAAGAGACTTTCAGTCAAAAAACGGACTGACTGTAGACGCTATTGCCGGAAACCAGACGATAGGAGCATTAAAAAGTAAGGCAACCACTCCCCAACCAGCGCCACAAACCGCTACTGCGCCTCAATACAATTACGACATGCCGGATTTTAGCTATAATCCGGCAAAAGACAAGGCATTGCAACAGGACATAAAGGCCACTTCTTTAGCCGTCATGGAACAAGCTAACGAGCGCGGTATATTATATGGTACTCCCACAGGCGAAGCTATAACGCAATCTACAATCGGCCTAACCGGAAGCTACAGGCAACAGGCATATGACAGGTATCTAGGACAAGTCAATATGCGCCGTCAGGAAATAAACGATGCCATGACGAGAGTGCAGACTCTGGGGTATGTAGATAATTACACGTCCAAGATACTGGGTATCCCTCCGGGCACTCCATCGTATCAGGCGCAGAAAGACGCAAATGATTTTCAGCAACAGCTTGCTTTAATGGAAGCAGATTATAAATTCCAAAAAAAATACAGTCAGGCAAATAGTTATACGGGGGAAATAACGTTTCCGGTAACACAACAAACATATCCAGGGTTGCAGGAAACCTATAATGCAACTCCGCGGAAAGTAGTTATAACTCCACGAGCGACAGGAGCGCGTAGCGAGTAATGTCAGATATATATGGAGCAATGCAAAAAGTTAGAGACAGGGTAAATAACCCGTTCTTGGGGTATGATCAAGTAAGACCGTACATAGACCCGATTACAGGAGTTTTTAACGAGCAGAAATATAAGACCGATAACGGTTATCAAGTTGCTCTCGATACTGTGCGCAGAAATTACAATGACTATTCAATTTCAAATCAGGACGTAAAGGGGTTCATTAATCCCCAAACGGGTAGCTTTGATCTGCCCTTATTTACGTCCGTCAGAGAATATGGAGAAGGGTATAAAAAACTGGGGATTGATTACACGTCAGCGCTGAACTTCCTGAACAAATACGGTGAAATGGACGTAGATAGATATAAGCAAATGAACCCGTACTATGACATCGAGCAGAAAACACCGCAAGAGTTTACGTTCGATGTGTCAAAGTATAAATACGACCAGAACGATCCGATAGACGAAATGCGCCAAGCAAGGGGGGTACCGCCCAAGGCTTTGTTGGATTTATACGACTTTACCGAAAGCGACGATGTAAAACTATATCAGGAAGGAAAGCTCCCGCGCTCGATGGGCGGTTTTCTGGACTCCGACAGTGATACAGACAAATTGTTGGGCGGCCTCGGGATAGAAGGGATTACAGTACCGGAAGATCAATCAAATGCAGCCAATGTGCCGGAACCAACGCCAGAAGAACAGGCGCAGACCGAACAAGAAAAGCAATCCATGAACGATTACTTCATGGATAAGTATGGCTATGAGGTGGCCGCCAGTACGCCTATGCCCTCAAAACCAAAAGATACTTATACGCAAGAAGAGCTGAAACAGATTTTTGGCGAAGATGCGCTAAAGAATCCAAATAAGTTTATCTCATATACAACGGATGAAGATGACAAGATTCATTTTATTGATCCTAAA